ATGCAATCAAATAAATTCATCAATGCTTATGAGATAAACTTAACCTTTTCTATGTTTAAGTATGTCAATGCAAGTGCTAGCGATTCAACCAAAATATGGGATAAAGATTTAAAGATGAGCCTTAATCATGTTTATAAAGTGCTAGATAAGAAAGGTAATTGTTTGGGTATTTTTATGGATTTTGAGGGGTTAAATGAGGCGAAAATGAAAAGGATTTTACAAAAGATTGATATAATTGAACACGAGTTTTTTATGTATTATAATAAAAATGTGGTTCGGATTGGCTGGAGGGTTGATAATAAAATTACTGTGAAATAAAAAACACCCCTTTAAGGAGTGTTTTTATTAACTATTCTTTTTTATGTAATGAATTGTTTGTAATAATGCAAAATGGCGATTTCCTTCAATATTATAATATTTTACCATTGAAGAATACAAGCATTTAAGGTATTGGAATACAACATCTATTATCCTATTTATTCCATTTTGTACTCTTTCGGTAGTAGGAAAATATTTAAAGTAATCTAATACACCAATGGTTGTGTGTGATTCGTTTGACAGAAGTTTGTAAAATTTTGGCTTGTATCCACTACTAAAAATTTTATACTCACTTATTATTCCATCAATTAAATCTGAAAGTGAAGATGAGTAAAATTTACCATTCTGAACATAATTAAATTTATGCACCATCTTATATTTAAAATGTGGTTTAAAAATTTTATGTGTTCTTATTTCATTATCAATAATATCAAGTTCTTTTTTTGCTTCTAGTTTATATGGTTGATTTGATTCATGTTTATCATCAAATAATTTGAAACGTTGAAAAGCATAGTTATACTTTAATAATAGTAGGTTAAACTTTTCTTCATCTTCATTTTTTGATTTAGTAAAAATCACATTAAATTGTGCAATAGTTTCAGCTATATTCCTTGATATTGTACATATTGCATTAAAATCATAGACAATTCCAAGGTCTGTTTCACCACTACCCTTATCTATTAATATTCCTAAAGTACATAAATTAAGATATATTTTTTCTATAAATAAGGTACTATCATTTTTACTAACACTTGTGGCTTCTTTTGTCTCTTTATACAAATCTCTTGCAGTATTAAGATAGTAACCAAAGAGTATCTTATTCGATTCAAAAGTATCATTATTGATAATAAATTTTACTTTCTCTCTACTTTCCAAATCCTCAATATGGAAGGTATCTAATATTTCATCAATGTTCATGTTTTTGGTTTAAATATAATAAAAAAAGCACCTATGAGGGTGCTTTTAATTTTGTCAGCTATAAATATATAAAAAATACAAATCAAAAGAATTACAAAACCAAATCAATGATGTTATAAATAACAAACAAATCTATTTTGCTGACATAAACAGTATCATTTGTTATTACAGTATATATTAAGATTGGGTTGTTCCCTTTTATAATTTTTTGACGAATTATGAACAAATTTTGTTAATAAGTAATTTAAATTAAATTTTTGAATGATAAAGAATGTTTGTTATCTTTATCATTAATCAATTTGTAAAATTAGACTCAATAGTTAGCCTATGACACAAAATTAAAAAATGGAAAAAATGGAAAAAAACGAACCAACTAATCATTCAAAACATGATTGGTTCAAATGTAAAATTGCTTCATCATTAGTCGTTAGATTTATAATGAAAGCAATTGAAGAGTGTGTGACGTTACTCTTCCCTAACTTGAAAAAAAGTATAATAAACTTTATAGTTTCCCTTTGGTAGGACAGAGGTTACTTTTATTCTACGATGTGAAATTAGTGATAAATAATTAATGTATTTACATTTTAACATAAATTTAACAAAATAAGATAAATGTTAAAGGGAGTAGTTACTTTATTATATATAAGCTATGAGTAAGTTGAAGTTGCTTATTCAATTAGTTTAGTCACTAATAATACTATTTTTTAGACTTCAAATAAAATCCAGCTTTAAGGCTGGATTTCTTTTTTTATAATAACACGCACCCCGACCAATCACCAAAACGGACATGATATAGATAGATAATAGATTAAGACGAAATATTATTATAGATATATTATAATTATTATACATAGATATATACATTATTTAATATTTATAGTATAATCCTGCACCTATACCACACCCCAGCAATAAAAAATATTCAACTATTATCTAAAATAGTGGTATAGGTGCAAAGGGGCGCAATCACTTTTAATATATACTAAAAATAGTATTAACAAAGTGACTAAAAAAATTACAATTTATGGTTTAAACAATAATTTAAACATAACAAAAAACAACATTAATAATATTGTATCAATATTTCCGAATGATATTATAAATGATATTACAAATATCGAAAATTATAAGAATTTAGATTGGTCTGATTTTCCCCAAAGAAACAAACTAAATAAACAATTCACTTTTTATAATGGTAAAGATAAAAGGGATGTCAATAATGGTTTAGCAATTAGAGTTGGGAAAATTTCTGAATTTCTTCAATACATGATAAGCTTACATGAACATAATGATAATAAGTTCATTTTTAATATTGATGCTATAACTATCAAAAATATTCTTGGAAAAGATTATGAAATGATATTGTGTTTACTTCATAATTTAAAGATTATTGAACGAACTGGAACTTATTACAATGGAACAGATTCACATTGTTACGCTTATATAATAAGTAAAAGATTAATTTACACAGCAGAGAATTATTCTATAATATTTATAGAAGACCCAAAGAAAATTGATAAGTTAGAAAAGAAAACCATATCAGAAAATTATAATGATGAGGTTGTTGCAATTACTGATAAAAGAATGATTGACACGCTAATTACAACAACATTAGATAAGCCATCAGCATTAACTTATTCAATCAATGATTTCTTTAACAGCGCACAACAAAAAGAACATTTAAATAAACTAATATACCGAATCAATTACATCTTATTATTCGGGGTTAAAAAGTATTTAAAGTCAGGCGAAAAATCTAAAAGAATTTATTCACACTTAACCTACATGCCGAAGGAATTAAGACCATTTTTAAATCGAAAATTCTTTAATGTTGACCTTACTAATAGCCAATTATTAATACTATGTTATTATGCTAAACTTAATAATTTAAAGATTGATAACTCATTTATTGATGATTGCCAAAATGGTGTGATTTACGAACAGTTTATGTTGCTTAACGATAATGATAGAAAGCAATCTAAAGTGGCTGTTTTTTCAGAAATATTATTTGATTTTAAAACTGCCAAAAATAATTTAACTAATGCTTTATTTAAAAAGCTTTACCCTCAAACATGGTTAACACTAAAAGAAATAAACGATTCTAAAAAAGAAAATGGAACGTTAGCATCTAAATTACAAAGCATGGAATTTGATATTTTTAGTACAACACCATCAGTTTGTAAAAATTCACATTTCCTCTTTACGTTACATGATTGCATTTACTTTAATGATGCTGATGATAAAGATTTGGTGATTCAACATCTGACAAATAAATTCGCTGAAATGGGTTTAAAAGTTAGCTTTAATTTTGAATAAAAAAAGCACCTTGAAAACAAGGTGCTTTATATTTTTGATTCGTCAGACACATAGGTTCATAATATTCAAATCAGGATAATAACATATTAGAGTTTTACCCTTTCTTCCACGCCCATTAATCTTTAAATAAACTCTTTGGACTTTACCCTTCCCTATAAATATGTGAGAATTAGGTATTTTAGAGTTCAGAATTGCTAAAATTAAAATTGCTACAAGCATAATTGAAACTTTAGGTTAACCTTGATAGCAGGCTATCAACTTCACAGTAAGAAAATTCTTACTGCGATAACGATTAAAACAACAAGCTTTAATCTAGTGTAGATATAATGATAATATCAACTCTACAAAAGTACAAAAAAATTATATTCTACAAAAAATTAGCTTTAAAAATTTGGTTAAAAAACTTTTCAAATTCTTACAACTTTTTTCGTTTTTCCTATATAATATATAGAAGATGAAAGAAGTGATTAGCTTTCATAATTATTAATTTATTTTATAAAAAAACCTCGCTATCAAAGTAATAGCGAGGTTTCTCATTTTGTTCAACTATTTGTATAAAAAATCCATGTTTTTGCAAGAGCCGATTAAAATATTAATATATATGATATAAAAATAAATTAATCAAAATGTTAACTAATCATGACAGCAATTTAAAAATTTATGTGGTCTATTCTCACAGCAACACATTAACAAAACAACCATTCTATGTAGGCTGTGGCTCATTAAAAAGAGCAAAAGATTTATGTGGTAACTCTCGCAATAAAGGGTGGTTAGCCATTAAAAATGAAATTGGAAAAGAAAATATTAAAGTTGATATAATCGCTTACTTTTTTTCACCTGAACAGGCATACGATTATGAATCGTATTTAATCGAAGATTATAGAAATAAAGGTTATAATCTAACCAATATACTAGCTGGTGGCATTGGCAATAATTTGCCTAAAGACCGAACAAATTGTAGGTCAGAATACACACCTATATTTGACTATCTAACAGGTGAAATTACAAATGGTAAAGAATTAAGAAAAGAGATAAAAGATAAATCTAACAATTACTATTACCGATTAGCATCGGGCGAAATTGGTCAGAACAAACGCTATAAGTACATAGATTTGATGACACCAGCCGAATTAAAATCACTAGCCAATTTACATGGTGCTTTAAAAAATTATCTTAACTAATCATGCAGAGTTTAATTTTTAGTAAAAAACACGAATGGTGTGATGAAGTGGTAGAGTTTGTAATGAATCGCCAAAATTTAGATAACTTTTTAAATTCCGAATACACTTATTTAATAAATGATAAAGGCAATGAAATTGGCTATTTAATTGAAGATATACACCTTTACTCTTTTAGCAATCAAATTTTAGAGAAAGTAGTTGATGTATGTGATTCAATACAATTAAAAATAGATAATAGCCAACTAATAGTAGTATTAAACTATTCCTTAAAAAAGATAACAACAATAACAGTAATAAATTATGAGGGTGGCAATTAACCACCCTTTTTTAAAAATAATATAAATACAAATGGCAAAGAAAAAAGATATAAATAATGATTCATTTAATGAAGAAATTAACAATGAATCAATCGAACAAGTCAACAATTTAGAGTTAAGAAGAGAAAAGTTTAAAAAATATTTTCCTTATTCTACTTACATCGGGTATGAATTAAACGATGAAGAAAAAGAATTTATTGAAAATCTAAATGAAAAGATTTTAAAAAATGAAGACATACCCGAATTTAAAAGGCTGAATCTTGAGATTTTTAATAATAAAATAACAATCACACCCAATTGTGGTAGTTGTATAAGTTTAATTAAATCGAGAATGGTCGCTTTAAAATTATATAAAACCTTATTTGATTAAATCATGATAGCAATTAAACACAATTCATTTATTAAATATTCGGTGGTTGTGGTTGATGATAAATTTTTGTTTAAATATAAATGCTGGTTAAGGTACAATATATTAAACGTTACCGTGATTGATGATACGATTGAACTAGATGAATCGGTTGATTTTAAATCTGCTAAAAAGATGATGATAGCAACAATATCATCATTAAATAAAATTCTTAATTGATAGTATGGCACAAACACCTGAAGAAAGAAAACAAAAGCAGTACGAATACAATCAATCAGAAAAGGGAAAGGCGAGAAATCGAAAATGGGAATCTCAAAACCCTAACGGTATTAAATATAGACAAGAATACCGTGATAAAAACCGAGATTATTTTATTGAATACAATAAGAAATATCGAGAAACAGAAGGATATAAAAATTCAATTAAAAAGTATCAATCATCAGAAAAATATCAATCAAGGTTAACAACAGCATATAAATTTTATGGTGAAATGGTAACCGAATTTTTAGATGATGGCAACAATAATGAAATTGAGCCGATTGAAATTGAACCAATTCAAGAAAATGAAGATAATACAATGAAAAACATATTTACCGATGAATTTATAAATAGTCTATGTGACGAATGGATTGAATGGCTAGAGAGTGCCACGTACTTGAATTCGTCAAGTTGTGTCGTGTTTAGAAAAGAGATACCTAGGTCAAATTATTTTCAATTTTTAATCCATTATAAACAAAAAAATGGTGTTCGTGTATCATTAGCCGATTTAGAAAAGGAATTTTTAAAGAACGAATTACTTCGTGACCGATTGTACGAAATTGATTTGATGTACGAGCAATTACTAGAGATGTACATGACATCGGGCAAGATAAATGCAATCGCATCTAAATTTATGTTTACTAACAAATACCGTGACAAATGGCAAGATATTTCACATAAAAACACAACCACCACAATTGAAAAAATTGTTTGGAATGAAAATTTGTACATAGATGCACAAGTTGTTGAGGATAAACAATTGCCACCATCACCACCAAAATTAACTGAATCTAATGAAGATTTTGATTTTGAAGATTTATAAAATTAACATTTTTAAATGTCCAAAAAAGATGAGAAAAAGAAACAATTTTTAATAACCCCTAAACAAAAACTTGCACTTAATTATATGCAAGATTCAACCACCAGCGAGATTTTATTAAGTGGTTCAGCTGGCTCTGCAAAATCAATCATTGCCCAATTTTGGGGATTAAAGATGTGCCTAAAATATGAGGGGTTTAGATTGGCAATCGTTAGAAAAAATATCACCGATACATTAAACACCGTAATAAAATCGCTCGATGAAGTGATGGAATTACAAAATATACCAGCATCAGTATATAAATTTGACCGAGGAACATCAACACTAAAATTTGAAAACGGTAGTGAAATAATACTTATCAATGGTGCTGTATTGCCGAGTGATAGAAATAACCAATTAGCCCGATTAGGGTCTTTACAAGTGAGTGCAGTCATATATGACGAAACAAATCAAATCGAATACTTTTTTTACGAAATTATGAACACTCGTATTCGTTTTATTCCACCTTCAATGGCTAATATTGATTATGTTTTTAAATCAATCGCAATCACGAATCCTGATATAAACAGCTGGTTATATAGCTACTTTTGGCAACCCTATGTAAAAGGTGAACTACCCGATTACATGGCTGTTATTCATTCAACGTTAGAAGAAAACCCCCATTTGTCAGAAGCATATAAAAAACGAATGAGGAATTTAAAAGAACCTCAACGGTCAAGGCTTTATCTAGGTAAATGGGTCGGACAATCTAATCAACAATTAATAGAGCCACGCCAATTAAATAACCTATTTAAACCCTTAAATAAAGATTTATTTAAACCTACTCACATATCAGCCGATATTGCCCGAATGGGTGATGATAAAACAGTTTATATTGTTTGGTCAAATTTAACGGTGGTTGATATTATAACCAAATCTAAACAAGACACGCAACAAACGGTTAATGATTTGAAAGCGTTATTAAAAAAATACAATCTACCTAATCATAAATTAATTTGTGATAAAGATAACATTGGTTCAGTAGTAACCGATTTTATCCGTGGTTCGGTGGGCATTCATAACAACGCTGTGCCTATTAACCGTGAGAACTATCAAAATATTAAAACACAACTTTACTATAAATTTGCAGAATTGGTTGATGATATTAGTATCATTTGTGATTTGGCAACACAGGAACAAATAAAGAAAGAGTTTAATGCTATTCAAAGAATTATAAGTGATGGTGATGATAAATTTAAAATCACCTCGAAGAAAGATATTAGGGCATCTATTAATGCCAGCCCAGATTATTGTGATGCTTTAGTGTATGGTTTATACTTCAAATTGCAAAATAATGTGGGTGAATGGTATATTTATTAAAAAACATCAATCAAAATGATTGATGTTTTTTAGTTTATATAATTTTTATATTTGTTCTTATTTTTAAAACATTTATGAAACATAAGAAACTTATTAGCATTATAATTATTGTAGTCATATCTCTATTCTTTATACTACTATTCTCACTTTATTATAATCTCATTACAAATGACATTTTCAAAAATGACCTCACAGATAACGAAAAAATTTTTGGGTCTTTAAATTCGTTAATTTCACCATTTGTTGCAATTATTGCTGTTGTATTAACTTTTTTAGCATTCTATGTACAATATGACTTCAATATAAAACAGACGAAATTTTTAAAAAATGATAAGATAGATAGAAAGGTTGATGAATATAATAAAGTGCTAGATTCTGTAATAACCAATGATAATTATAAAGATTTTAATTACAATTATCTGCTATCATTTTCAACTACCACTCTATTATCAAAATTTGCAAAAACTAAGCAATTAGAAGGGAGTTTCTTTACAGAGATTATAATTAAAGAATATGTATCAACATGCAAACAAAATTTAGATATTACAAAAGATTTTAAAAGTGCTGGTGATTTAATTATGCAATACAATAAGCAAATTGAAACCATCATAGTTACTTATTTTAAATTTGCATACTTACTAGAAGCTTTTAATTATGAACTATCATTACTAAATATTGATGATAAAGAAAAAGTTAAATTGATGTATTTATTTATGAAAAAATTTCAATTGCTTTATCACAATTATGATGAGAATTTCTTTTTTATAACATTATTATATTCAATTAAATTAAAAAAAACAGAAGGTTTAGAAGCTTTAATTTCGAGAGTAATTGTTGAACATTTTAGCAAAGCAAAAGACATGGAGGTCATAAAATCTTTTCTCGAAAAAGTTTTTAAACAAAGAGAATCTTACTTGATTTAATCAATCATAAACTATTAATCACTATATGAAAAATAAAGAGTTAAAACAAAAGAAGTACAAAACAAAACTTGATAAGTTTATTGGTGAAAAATTTCAAAAGATATATAATAAAATTGGCATCGCTGGTAGTATATTTTTTGGTTTGATATTTCTAATTGGTTCAATAATTTTCTTTATTCGCCTTATATCGAATAATTATTTTAGTAAGTTCAATTTTGATTTGTCAGATAAAAATGAGGTTGGTGATGCACTTGGTGGGTTAACAGCACCTTTCATTGGTACTACAGGGGTAATATTAACTTTTCTTGCATTTTGGGTACAATTTAAGTTTAATAAGAAGCAATCTAAATTTTACAAGAAAGATAAAATTGATAGAAAGATTGATGAATATAATAAGTTACTTGAATTAATTATTATAAATAAATCTGAACTTTTTAATAAAATAAAGTTATTAGAAGTTACGATGTTTAGAAGAACATGGATTTCCATTTTAGATAGATATAGAAAAAATAGTCTTGGAAATATAAAGTTGGAAATATTAATATCTTCTGTTTTTTTGGAATGTTTAGAAAAAGAATTAGGGGAAAATGAAGCTTCAAAAATTCCTAATTTAGAGAACGAAGTACAAAAATTTATAAAAACAGTGATTTTAGAAACAGTCACTTTAAGAAAGCTACTGATAACATTTCTAAAAGAAGTTGAAAGTATGGGAATGAAAAAAGAAAAAAAGATTGAGCTTATAAATCTGTTTTTTGATAAATTTTTAATATTAAATGAAAAAACAAATACTTTTATAATATACATATCATTCTATAAATTTATATATACAGATAAATTGCGAGTTGATTTATTATCTGATGGAGATAAAGAAGTATTATCAATTGCAATGGATAATTTACTTCAAATAAATAAGGAAAAAACTAAAGAAATTTTAAGTTATATAGCGTTGAATCATCATTAAAAAACCTCATCACAATAGATGAGGTTTTTACGGTATAAGCATAAAATTACTACTTCTATTAATAGTAAGCTTATGAACTATTACATACACTGTTATAAAGGCTGATTGATAAACACCTAAATAACTATTTGCTGATTCAAGTAGGATTTTATAAATTCTTTTTGATTTTTTATTCTGTAATTTTTGCACACCATTATATACAAAGAACCTAGTTAAATTTGTTATATCTATACTATTTGTTAAGTGGTTAAACAAATATAAAACATTATTAGATGCAGGATTATTAAAGTAAAAATATCCGTTTTTTTCATATAAATTGGAACTAAATCCAATGTGGTTAATTAAAAGTACTTTATTCATTTTTAAAATTTATTTGTTTATAATTCATCAATCAATTTAAAGTTATCTTCAGTATATCCACCCGTTGCCAGCCAAATATCATCTAAATTTCTACATTCCATCAACCGATTTAAAAGATGATTATCATCTTCTGTTTTAACAAATTGATGACCTGTAACACCAAGATATTTAAAGTCTTTTATTTTATCTAAAATAATATAAACCAACACTAATGGTGATGAGGTTTCAATATTTTTAAATTCAAGAATGTTTTTAAACTCAAGAATATTACCAAATTTATTTATCAATATTCTGTTTATTTTATCTGCTTTTTGTTCTATATCCATTAAGCAACATTTTTGATTATTTTATTATCAAATGCTAGAAGAGTATAGTAAGCACCTAAAGTTTCTTCAACCCCATCTAAATTAATATCATCGTACAATTCAACCAAATCATCACACTCACTCATTATACTTTCGTACGCTTTTATCAAGTCAGGAACTATAACATTAAGCAGATATTTGGAATAGTTTGAATATTGAACCTCCTCTAATATCTCATATATTGTACAATTACATTCATTTAAACATTTACCATTCCCAACTATAATATCACCTCCATCACTTACATAACAAATTGGCTCGTTCTTTTCACCGACTATAATTGAAATATCCTGATATACCAATTGAACAGCATTAACCAATACTTTTAATTCTAATTCTTTAATTTCTTTCATTACATTATTTTAATTTAATTATTAAACAAAAAAACAACCTTATCAATAATCAGATAAGGTTGTTACATTATAATAGAATATAATTATCCCATTAGTATATATACTTGCTTATCTTAATCATAAATAATGTTGTTTTAAATTCTCTGCAATATTACAACTAATATTTTACCCTACCAAATATTTATTAAATTATTTTTATAAATAAAGTTATTTTGTTGACATATTATAAATTTGCGTATTAAAAACAATTACAATGTTTAATTTATTAATATTTTTAACTATTTATATTTATTCTGAATAATTACAAAAATTAAATTGCTTAACATTGCCGAAAGGCAACCGAGCGAACGACCAACGGAAGTGAGCGAGGGTAAAAAAAATTAATGTATTATAATATGATGAGGTTCAATAATCAGTATATTTACTATTCTTTAAATCTATTAAAAATGGCTAGTATTGAATATTGCATGTGGCACTTAACACCCAATGGTTGGGTTAACGGAACAGTTAAAACAGATTCACCAAAACTAACTAATAAACCGATTCCTAATGATAGAGTTCTAACATATAAATATGAAGAAAGAATGAAAGGTGCAGAAATCATATCTGACCACACAGAAATATTTAGAATTGATGATAATGATTTAATAGATAAATTATTAAAAAAATATCCTTTTAAAGGTGAGATTATTTTATAAAAGGGTAATAAAATCGATTCAAATTTTTAGACAAGTCTAAAAATAAAATTAGCCAAATCTAACAAAACACCCACCACAATAACCGTGCCGAATATTTTTAAAATATTTTCACTCTCATTGCATTATTCACATTTAATTATTTTCAATAAAATCAAATTTCATTAAGAATATGATAATTTGAATTTGCCCCAATTTATTCCGATAAGTTCCAAATATTCCCAACCATTCCCATTTGGAGGAAATTCGGAGGAATTAAAAAACCTCATCATATTATTTAATTGATTATCAGTATTATAAATCAATATATTTATTTGCATTTGTAAATCAATTCGATACCTCATCAATTGTTATTCCCTCGCTCGGGTTTGCCTGTCGGCAATGGTATCTAATCATCGCTTATTTATCCATTTTTATTCGATTTAAGACACTTTCTCTTTGTTCCCACCCTTTCTCTCATCCCCAATAGTTCCAATAGTTCACAACACATTGCCCTCGCACGAACCCCAATGATTCACAACCATTATAATTTGTCCCGAACTAATTCAACATAGCTTTAAATAATTCGATTTAAGACAGTAAAATTTAAAAGATGATGATGAGGTTCAATATAAAAAGATGATGGCTTAAATGTGATGAATTGAAAGGGTGAAATTGATGGGCATAATGGGTAATTTTCAATTATCATATTCGCAATAAAACAGATAGTAAACGATATAATATTGAGAATAATACAAAAGTGTTAAAGTTTCAAATAGACTAAAATTTAACATTTGCCGACAGGCAACCCGAGCCTTTAGGCGAGGGGGTATTAATTAGATTGATGTATTTTTTATATTAGTCTAATTTTATTTTTAGACAAACCTAAAAATAAATTACGCTATTTCGTAAATTTTTCACCGTGGTAAGTATCCAAACATTTTTGGGCGATATGTCGAAAAAGTAATATAAAGCATCTGATAATATTAATATATAAGTAAATCAAATATCACGATGACTTTTAAAAATATTTACAACAAATATAACTCTAAAAATGATATTGCTTATAAAGATTATGTCCGATTTTCAAAGGGTCTAAATGAGAATATAACAGTTGATGAATTATACACTCTATTAGCTGAATTCTATCATGTTGATAAATCAATCTTTGATGACATTATGCCCGAACAATTAGAACAACTAACAGGTAAAATAAAAGATATTGCACAAACCTCATCACCATTAGTAAACCGTTTTAAACTTAATGGTGTAGAATATGGACTTATTCCAAATTTTTCAAAAATAACTGCTGGTGAATTAATAGACCTTGATACTTTACTATCACAAGAAAATATAACAGGTGTTGTATCTATTCTTTATAGACCAATAATTAAATCACAATGGAATCCTTTCGGAATATTAGGACAAAAGCGATATAAAATAGAAAAGTATAAAGAACCTAATTACAAAGATTTTGAATCTGTACCACTTAATATTGTTGATGGTGTCATGGATTTTTTTTTGTCGAGTTATCTTCAATTAAATCAAGATTTGTAGAGATATACAACCCAACCCCTATTGCATTTAATAATTCTAAACCATTAACAGAAACAACCATTGCAAGAAAATTAAACGCATACGGTAACTACATGGAATTGGTCAACCTTTGGGCAAGTGACCAACCTCATCGTTATTCAAAAGCATTTAAGCTTAAAGCCACTACTTTTTTAGCACACACACAATATAAGCTATTGAGAAAGAAACGAGAGCAAGAAATTTTAAATGAACAACAACCAAAAAAATAAAATTATGAAATGGAATTATATAATGCCACATCAACCATTATAAAAATATTTAATGATAACCCTTTAATCAACACTATTACAACAGAAGATTCTAGTAACATCGACTATAATAAAACAAATATCTATCCATTAGTAAATATTGAATTAATTGATTCTATCCCTAATGAGATAGTACAAACATTCAACTATGAAATTATTGTTGTACAGCAACAGGAAATTAAAAAAGACCTCAACGCAAAGAAGTATGACAATAATAATACACTAGATAATCACAACGAGTGTAACCAAATTTTAATGTCCTTTTTAAATACCATTAGAAAATCCCAAACAATGAATTTGGTCAATACACCAACATTTAATTATCTATTTAACGCATCTGTAAATGGTATAGATGGAATACAAACATTCATTTCTGTTGGGGTTTTAAACACCAATAAATTCTGCTAAAAAATAATTATTAAAATGAAAACATCACTATGGAAAGCATCTAAAAACTTTGAAAAAGAGTTAAGAAAGAACGCAAAGCCGAGTAAAGATACAGGCACATTAGATAGGTCTTTTAAAAATAAAGGCTATTCTATTGATGATAATGGTGATAAGATAACTATTAGTTGTGAGGTCGAATATTATGCAAAATATGTAGATGGTGGTAAGAATAATCAACGAGCAAAAGACTTTATTACCAAATCAATAGAAAATATTGCACCATCTGTTACAGGTGATATTATTTCACATCAATTTGAAGAATTGGAAAAACTATTTTATACAGATACAAATATTTCATCATATTCTTCAAGACAAAAAAAATACATCTAATAAATGAATCTAACAATATCACCACCTTTTTACGGTGGTTACAATTATCACATCGGTACAAATTCATCTTATTTTATAAATGCCAATGGTGCATCAGGAACAGTATATTATAAATGTCATTTATACTGCTGGTCGGGTGCTAGAACAATTACTACACCATTAGAACCAATTGTTACGATAGAAAAAGAAGTGCTAAATCAACATTCATATTATTTCGATATTTCCGATTATCTAAAAATATTAATTGAACCTGAAATACATGATTTTTTAAATTCAGAAGATTATGATTGTGGGTATCGATGGGTATGCTGGAAAATCGAATATTTCGATGGATTAAGCAATCTAATACACACCTATTCATCACCACAATACTTTGCATCTGCTGGGTTTAGATGGAATGAATATGTATCAAACGCCCCCCGATGTTGATTCTACAGGTCAAGAATACCCTATTTATGCAGGTACAGACAAGCAATATAAATTACAACATCTGCCAATTAAAAAGAATGATTTAGGAATCTATTATAATTTTCTATTTACTGCTGATAGAACACATTCATCTAGTTTGATAGAATATTATGATTATGTAGAAGAAGAAAAAACTGCAAATGAATGTGCTTATGATTTTCAAATTTGCTTTATAAACAGATTCGGGGCATTTGAATATTTCCCTTTGTACGGTAAAGTTGTACAATCTACTGCAATGAGTAAAACACATTATAATTCGGTTGTACCTAATTATGGCTATTTAAGATTAATTAACTATAAACCCGAATTAACGCAAAAATCTGAAAATAAATATAGCTGGTCATCATCGCAATTAGATGAGATGTTTTATTTAAAAATAGAAGAGATAAATCATTCACCATTATTGTTTATGTACAATTGTGACACAAGAAAAATAGAACAAGTATATATATCATCTAACAATTATATGCAAAAGACGTTCAAAAATGACAAGAACAAACAGACCTATAACATCGAATTTACATCGGTGCACAACAAGAAAAAATAACAAATACTAAAATGCTTGAAATATTTGTAAATATTCAAACAAATGAAACGTATGGTTTAAAAATTTGGCACAAATTAAACATATATGAAGATGAATCGGTACAGATGGAATTTAAAACAACCGACTTAAAAGATATTGATGAATCTTATTCGACATTTACTCAAGATTTCCTAATACCAGCATCACCAAATAACAATAAGGCTTTTAAATACTTTTTTGATACTAATATAAATCGAACAAAAATACAATTCTTTGATTGTCAAATTCATGTAAATGGAATAAAGAATAAAGTGGGTCGATTAGGTGTAATGGCAGGTGAAAAACAAGAAGGCAAATTAATAAATTATTCAGTATCATTTTATTCAGGCGTACAGCCATTAAAAGAAAGAATAGGTGAAGCAAAATTATCTGAATTAGATTTTAGCGACATAAATTTATATTGGAACATTACGAACGTTCGTAATGTCATTTATGGCAACAATCCAAATATAAAAATTCCTTTAATCAGTAATTCAAGGGTTTGGAATATTGGCGAGAATGATAATAATGATATAGCATCACCAAAAGCAATTAACACAGGCGAATTAAGACCAGCACTAAAAGTTTCTACAATAATAGATAAGATTAAAAGTCACTTTGAACTTGAACTTGATTTTAGTACCAAAATCAATAATTTACTAGAAAAGATGTATGTGTGGTGCAACAAAGAAGTTGAAGATGTCAATGAAATATTACTTGTACCAACAACCACTTTTATTACCATGCAATCGCCTATTAATAGACCATTTAATGATAATGCTAGTTTATACCCTAATATTTATGGTACTACAAATGGTTTTCGGGTTGTTGAAACCCCATCAACTAGAATTACAAATTGTGCTATATCATTTGAAGTTGTTAACCCAACAAAAGTTATTGATGCTAATCTATATACTGATAATTTAAAGATTAGAATGGTTGAATTAGATGGAGTTGGTGGCAATGTTATTAGAGAAACAATACTTGATGGGGCAAGAAATAACAATACATATTCTTTTGTTGCATCATTTCAAAACAGAAATAGAACAAAGTATTTTGAAGCTTATTTGAGTGGTGATGTACCGATAAATATTGAGAAATTTAATATGTCTGTGAAAGGTCTAAATTTAGACACTTTTTCTTCTGTAAATGGAAACGACACAAGGTACATTGTATCACGCACAAGTGTAAACAACGTACCACCATCATCATTGGTTATGTTTGATTTTGCTAAAACTTTAGACTTTCCTGTTATAGATTTTTTATCATCTATTGTTAAGACATTCAATATCAAAATACTAGAGGATAAGGACAAAATTTATAAAATGAATTGGGTTAATAAATTCCACAATAACCCGATTGACATTACTAAATACATAGATTACGAACAGCATGGTGTTGAAAGCCAACAAAGATATAAGACAATTAAATTTACTCATAACGAAGAAGACTACTTGAGAAACGAAGCTTTTCGGGATTTGATGGGTAAAGAATACGGAACAGAATATTATCAGAGTGATAACCGAGATTTAAGCGAAGATTTTAAAGTTGAAAGTGGGTTTAGCATTCTATCATATTACTTGTTAAAGAACAGCAATATTATCACATCGTATGGGTTTGATAGTGATTACAAACCTGTTGACCCCAAATCACCAACCATATTTTTTGCAAATGCACCACAACAAATAATAGCAACAAAGAATGATGGTACAGTTGCACAAGTACAACTAAAACACGGTACACAAACAGTTCTATTAAGCAATTATACACCGATGCAGAATACTGATGGATTAGATGAACTGTCAACAAAAGCATCATTAACATTCAATAACGAGATTTTTCCGATTGATAATGAAGAATGTTTGACATCATTATATTCAGAGTTTTATGATAGAGATTTTAAAAAGATGTACACAAATAATGTGTACTTAAACACATTTACTGCCTATCTGCCAACCACTATAATTAATACTATTAGTATGCAGAATACAATAATAATTGGTGGTGATAAATACTCGATTTACGAAATGTCAATTGATGTAAATACAGGTAAATCTGAATTTAAACTATTTAATTATTATAAAGAATTTGATGATGTATCATCAGTTTTATATCCACCCTATTTTGGTGCTGAATATGATGAGTATTACCCATTGAAAATTAAATATTATATGAATTCTGGATTTGATAACCCATCTGTTGCTGAAATTACTCATTACATTATTGATTATAAAAATACAACAACAGGTGTTAATCAACAATTGATAATAGATTATGTTGATGGGGTTAGTTTGGTTGGTCAAATTAATTCGGGGGCTGGAACATTCGAGGTTAAGGCAAAAATCATAAATGATGAAACAGAATCTAATTGGTCAAATACACAAACAGTTACGGTACCAGCACCACCAACACAAATTATTTATCCACCAACATTTTTTGCTGGGTCAGATGAAGCTGGTAAAATTAATTATGGTATAAATCAAGGTGAAAACCTAGAAACACCATCGCACTATAGAATAGAATATATAAAGATACCATCAGGAACAAGCCAAACCACAACACTTGTTGCTGTACCAATGCAAAGTATGGTGGGTGCTATATCTGTTAGTAGTGGTACTTATAATGTAAGAGCACAATGTGTTTATAGTGGCGAATATGGGCAATGGTCGCCAATAACAACTGTAACAGTTGCATAAAAATTAATAATATGAAATGTTTAAAATAATTTATTATGGTTTAAAGACTACTAAAAATAAAAATACATATCAATATCGGTTACTAACAGGCTCGTATTTAGAGCCTGCAAACCCATTGAAATTATTGGCTATTCGCTATTTATCATTTGTTATGAATGGTTTGAACAAACTTTTTAACCCTCGTAAAAATGAACAAAATGGATAATGGCAAGCAATCGCAAAGAAGAAATAAGAGTTGAATGGCAGATTAATAAAAATAGTGCTATACAACAATTAAATGAGGTTAAACAAGCTGTAAGCGATAACGCTTATGAAGTTGACAAACTAAATCAAGCCCAATATAGATTAGAAGCAGAGTATAAAAAGTTTGAAAAAACTCTTGATTCGGTTGGTGATGAATTGGGAGAAAATGAAGTTGCTAATAATGATTTAGCAAAAGCAATTGAAAAGCTAGAGCAACGAATAAACAATGTAGATACAGCAATAGTTGAGTATAAATCACATTTAGAAGAAGTCACAAAAGCTAATAATACACTTGACAAAGCAATTGATAAAGTTGCATCATCGGTTGATGATGCTAAAAAATCTATAGATAAAGCATCTGCATCAAATAAAAAGTTAGCCGATTCATCAAAAGAAGTTGAAACGACTACAAAGGCATCGGCTAGTGAGCTAGTGGCATCGGCTGGGATTTGGGAACATTTGGATTCCGTTACGATGGGTTTGAGTTCAAAATTTCGTGACTTTATTGGGGTTCAGGGAGGATTAAAAGGAGCATTAACAGCAACATCACGAGAATTTACAACATTAAACACTTTGCAAAAGGCAACAGTTGTTACAACTAATGCTGTAAAGTTGGCGATGAAAACCCTTTTAACGGCAACAGGTATTGGATTATTAGTCGTTGCAGTCGGTTCAATAGCAGAGCATTGGGATAGTATAGTTGACAGCGTAAAGGGTTTTGTTTCCGAAAGTTATAAGGCTAATAGTGCATTAATTGAATCAAATAATTTGGAGGTCGAAAAGTTATCTAAAATCGACAATCAAACCGAGCAAATGAAATTGCAAGGCATGACCGATGCTCAAATTAATAAGAAGAAATTAGAAGCATACGAACAAATCCTTAAAAAAGAAAAGGAAACTCTTCAAGCCATAAAAGAAAAAGACAAACAAAATGTTAAGTGGACTACTAACATTAAGGTCAAATTTATGGAGGCTGTTAGTTGGGTCGTTAAAGGTTTAGGATTTCTAATGAAAGCTATAACAACCCCTACAGAAGTGTTTTTAGGAATGTTGGAAAAGGGAATTAATTCTTTAATTGATTCATCGGTTGGTAAATTTCTTGGATTAAGTGGCAAAGTAGATTTAACATTTGTACATGGCAACATCGACAAGGTAATGAATGATGTCGATGCTTATGTGAAGAAGAAAACAAGCGAATGGCGTAATGCTGACTATGAAGAATCTGACGAATATAAACAACAACTTTCAAAAGTTGAAAGCATGGAAGAAAAACGTGCAGGTCAAATAAACAAAATCAACGATTCAAAAAAAGGTGGCACAAAAGCTAGTAGTTCTAAAGATGATATTAAAAAAGCAGAAGAAGAATTAAAAGCATGGCAAAACGCAATAGCATCATTATTAAATGACACTAATATTCTTTTAAACTCGGATAATCCTATTGAAAAAAGACTATCAGAAATTAAAAAAGCCGAAGATGATTATATTTCAGAACAATCTAAAAAGTATGAAGAATTAGCCAAAAACAGAAAAAAAGGTACACCCGAATATGAAAAGGATAAGGCAATTATTGATGATTATTACAATAATTTATTCGACAAACTAAATACAGAAAAGGTAACTATTACCAACAACACCAAAGCATTTGAAGAATTATCAAAAAAAATAAATGATGGTTCAATGACTGCTAAAGAGATGAAGAAAGAGATTGATAAGTTTCTTAAAGGTGTTGAAAATTCTGAAATGCGTGATGAGTGGTCTAAATTACTAGGGTTAGAACAAATTGAGAATGCAATTTCTTTGATTGGTGAACTGAAAGACGAGATTAAAGATTATGAAATTGATACAACCGAATCTTTCAGCAAGAATAAGGAAAATCTTGCTAAAACTTTAGCTGATAATATAGTTCTAATTGAAAAAGAGCGTGATGAAAAATTAAAGCAACTTGGAGATGATGAAAAATTTGCTAATGAGCGTAAACAAATACAAGCTGATGCAGATAATGCGATAACTGAACAGCAAGAAGCACATAGCAAGGCTGGTAAAGAATTAAATAAAATTCGAGGTGAACAAATCCGTGATATGGCATCAGCCACCATTGATGGTTTAGCAAATTTAAACAATGCTTTAGGTGAGAATTTTGAAATTTCAAAAATGCTTTCGGCTGGTTCGGCAATTATCAATACGTGGGAAGGAGTGACAAATAATTTGGCTCAATACCCACAGCCTGTGGCTGGTATAATGGCTGGCGTAACAATAGCGAGTGGTTTAGCATCAGTAATTTCGATTTTAAAAACCACGCCCGAGAGTGCTGGCTCAAATTTACCAACACCAGCAAATCTAGAGGGGGCGAAAAACATGCCGAATGTACAGTTTATGCAAAGCGAAACATCACAATTACAGAATACAATTAACCAGCAAAATAACCAAGATAACACGGTTAAGGCTTATGTAGTCGGTAAAGATGTGACCTCACAAGCTGAAAAGGATTCGATTAAAAAGAAAAATTCATCTTTATAAAAAAGAAATATAGAAAAAAGCATTAAAAAGATGCTTTTTTCTTGTTTTTAAGCGAAAAATCAAAAAAACGATTTTAAATATTAATATATAGTTTAAATGAAATTCATTAAAAATGAAATTATTTGAATTAGTCTTTAATGAAGATGGCGACAAAGATGGAGTATTTGCGATTTCTTTGGTTAATGACCCTGCAATTGAAATTAAAGCACTTCAATTTTCGAATGAAAAGCCAACACCAACACACTATGAGTTAAATGAAAAAGTTGTTGATTTTCTTAAACAAAACGGACAAACACCACTTAAATATAATAAAGATTATCAGCTTTTAGATATTGAGAAAATTGATGATGATTATGAATTTAATGATGTTCTTTATTTTGCAAGTGAAGATAATAATCATTTTGAAATTAGATATAGATATAGTGGTGGTTTAAATCCAAATTCACGCAATTTTTGCAAAACCTTAATAGGCTGGAATCAAGAATTTACTAAAGATGAAATTGCACTATTTGATGACCTAAACCCAGATTTAGCACCAAAGGGTAAAAATTCATATTCCGTTTTTAAATTTAAGGGAGGAAAATACTGTAAACATTATTGGGAAAGGCTAATATATTGGAACGAAAAAGAATCACCACTAACATACGAACAGGCACTTAAACAAATGCCACGTAATTTAGTTAAGCAGATTTCAAAGCTACCAAAAGAGGTCGGGCAAATTGCCAACGCATCTAACAATTATTGGCGATTAAATTTCAACAATGAGAAAGAACGAATATTAACACAACCTGTGCTAATTCCAAATAAAAAGATATTTAGAAAAAATATAAATGGTGAGCAAGCAGAAGTATTTGCATCAGCTGAAACCATTAAAAAGTTAGCTCAAAATTTCTTCAAAAATTCCAATCAAAACAATTCAACAATCGAACACATTACACCAATTACAGGTGCAACAGTATTTGAAAGTTGGATTATTGAAAACCCCGAAAACGATAAGGCAAACGAACTAGGATTTAAAGACCTACCTAAAGGCACTTGGTTAGTTAGTATGATTTTATCGGAGGAATTATGGAATGAATATGTAGCAAACAATGGGCAAATACAAGGCTTATCGGTTGATTTAAGCATTGATTTTAAAGAAGTTAATAATCAACCAATTTTATTTAAAAATGAAAAAAGAAAAATGACAAAACAAGATTTGTTAAGAAAATTGAAGAACAAAATCAATTTAAAATTCAATTCTGAAATGACTGTTGTTGACCAAGAAAAAAACTATTCTTTCGCTGGTTCTGAACCTGTTGGTGCAACATTAGTTGATGCAGATGGTAATGCTGTTGCTGATTTTAAATTTAGCTATGATGGTGTTGATTATGTAACTAATGCTGATGGTGTAATTGATTTAGCAGTTGCAGAGGTTGTTGAAATGAATGATGAAGAAGCTGATGCAATAGTTGATGAGATTACAGAATTAGTTGCAGAGGTTGTTGCAGAAGACACAGCAAACACAGATAGTATTATTGCTGAATTACAGGCAAAAATCACTGAATTAGAAGCAAAATTGGCTGAAAAAGATGATGAAGTTGTTGAACTAAAAAAACAGACACCTGTTAAAAAAATTGGATTTAGCAAAGAAAAAGCTAATGCACCAACTAACGAAACTTTTTTACAAAAAGTAAACCGTTTGAGAAACAAATAATAACAAGAATAATTGTTTAACGATTCCACAGGAATCACAAAATCTTATAAAAATGAAATAGAAAAAAATGGCTGTAAATAAAGATACAGAATATAAAGGAGAATACGCAGAGGAAATTTTAATTGATATTTTCATGCAAGGCGATACCTTATCTAAAGGATTAGTAAAATCATTAGAAAATGTTGGAACAGATTCTTATTACATCAGAAAATCAAGTGCAGAAGATGGATTAATGGACTACATCTGTGATTTTGAACCAACCAATGACATAACTCTTGATGAAGTAAGAGTTGACTTAAAAAAACTTACGTTCCAGCTAGAAGCGTGTAAAGAAGATTTGCGTAGAAATTCGGCTGGTAAAATGAATGGTAAACAATCATTTGAAGCACCTCAAGATGAAGTTGATGCAATTATGTTAGATTTAAACAACAAATTAGGTTTTAAATTTGAAAAATTGCTTTGGACAGGTAACAAAACTGTTACAGGTGAATTTGATGGCTTTTTAACTGGATTAACACCAACAGATGAGGTTGATTTATCAACACCAACAGATGTTGTAAGTGCATTAGAATTGGCGATTGATTCGACTAAAGAAGAAATTTTGCAAGCACCAGACTTTAAACTTGTTGTGTCATCTGATGTGTTGAGAAAATACAACCGTGCATTAGACCAACGTGGGTACATGCAAGAAGATTCATATTTTGATGGCTACAAAATTGAAACGGCAAATGGTTTACCAAAAGGAACAATTTTAACCTATAACCATGGTAACTTAAATGTTGTATCTGATTTAACTTCAAATATCACAAATATTACAGTAGCTGACTTTACAGATAAATTAGTTCATAAAATTGGATTACGTTCAGATTTCAAAGTTACAACTGCTATCGTTGATAAAACAGATGTTGTTTATATCAAGGCTCAAATGAGCGAATAACAAAAAATACTTCAAAGGGTGGCATATAACCCACCCTTTCTTATAAAAATTAACCAAAAATAAATGAGTTGTGTAACTTTATCACAAGGATTTAATATTGAAGACGATTGTTTTGGTAACAACGCTGGTGGTATAAAATCAATCAGTATTGCACCATTTAAAAGAGCAATTACAGAAAGACCAACAGACGGAATTTTAGCACAAATACCAACTGTCATCACCAAATTATATAAGTATCAATTAAAGAATACAGGGAATGTTTGGACAGAAACTCAAACCAAAGATGAAAACACTAAAAGTTCTTCTTTTGCTGGTTCTTTAACTACTATTTTGAATACCATGAGTAGTTCAGTTGTTAATGAACTATATCAAATGACATTAGGCTATTTATATGTTTTTATTGAAATGAATAATGGTGATGTTATATTAGTAGGTGGCGAGTTCGGTGCATCAGCGAGTTTAGCACTTGCAAGTGGTGGAGCATTAACTGATGCAACATCAAGCACTATCACTATTACAACTACCGAGCGTTTTCCTGCTTTGTATTTATCTAGTTCGGCAATGACTACTTATATCACATTGCATGATTAATATTAAAATCTTTTAAAAAATAAAACCGACATTTTATATGTCGGTTTTCTAATTTAATATATACTATAAATAAGTTTTTTAAATGAAAATTCAAAAAACAGAAAATATTGATAATCTAGTATTTACTAACATTTATCTAATTCCGAGAAAAGCAAAAAAGAGTAAAAATACTACTATTCAAATATTCGCTAATTCAACTATTTTTTACGCCAACTCAACACAAATAAAGGTTACAACCACAACATTTGGTGGAATTGATTTAACAATTAGTGAAGATGTTACGGTTAATTTACGAGATGAATTAACTGATAAAGGATATTCTTTTGCTGGTCAATTGGTAAAAGAAGAAAAAGCATATAATTTATCTTTTTTGGCGAATGATTTTAATTACAAAATAGATAACAAATATGAAATGACAATTATAAATGATTCAGATGAAGTTATTTATAATGGCAAATTGCTGGTAACTAATCAGCAACCCCAAAAATTTACCTATAATTAATGAACATTAATAATGATGCTAATGCAAAAAGAAAATTAAATAATAATAGAAAGAAGCCACAACATAGCGATGTTGAAGTAATTAATTTCAACATTGAAATTCCTTCATTTGACCCAATTATTAGCCGTGACAATATCGTTGAAAATGGACATAACAACAGTATTTATGATTTTGTTGATGAGTGCTTTAAAGTTAGTCCAACAAATTCGGCAATCATAAATTCAATAAAGAACTATATTATAGCCGATGGTCTTTTTGATAAAAATGGATACGATATTTATCAACACATAGAGAAAGAAGATATTGAACTAATCGCATTAGATTTTAAAAAATACGGTGGCTATGCCCTTCAGATTCTTTGGGGATTAGACGAACAGATTCAAAAAATTAAATACTTAAATATTAAAAAAGTATTATTACAAATTGATAATTTTGGTGATGTCAATGGCTATTGGTATAGCTTTAATTTGCATAAGCAATCGCAATTTCCTAAACAGTTTTATCCAAAATTTGATGGCACGTTTAAGCAAACAGAAGATGAAAAATTTTATCGTGAAATTTTAGTTGTACAAAGAACATCGGGCGAAGATTTCTACAGCAATTGTGACTACCTCCCAGCACTTTCATGTGCGAAATTGGAGGGCGAGTTAATAAAATCTGCAATCACATTTACAAATAATAATTTCACGGCTGGTGTGATAATAAACTGTAACGGTTTATTACCACCTACAGATGAATTGAGAGAAAAATATAAGCAAAAAATATTAAATGAATTAACAGGTGCTAATAACACAGCTAGAACGATAGTATCATTTAATGTAAATGCAGAACAAACGATGACAGCCGAAGTGTTGCCAACAAATGAGATGAGTGACACCTTCTCACTGTTCTCACAAGAAGCACAATCTAAATTAATTTTAGGTCATGCAACATTACCACAATTACATTCGGGGTTTACACAATCTCATAACCTTGGCACGAGTAAAGAGGAATTGAAGCAAGCAGTTGAATCATTATATATAAGAACAGTAAACCCGATGCGTAATACTATTTGTAACGGTTTGCACAAAGTTTTTAAACACATTAATCCAAACATTGATTTAAAGTTCAAAGATTTTGCTTGGCTAAATGAAGATAAAAATGAAGAAAATAATAATGGCTAAAGAAATAATTTATTTACTGAATCAAAATGATTTACCGAGGTTGACAAGCATATCGGGTAATATTGATATTGATTATATTAAACCCTATGTTAAGATGGCACAGGATAGTAATTTAAAGACAATTTTAGGCGAACAATTATACAAGAAAATTGAAAATGACTTTGAATCTGACTCTTTGGCTGGTGATTACTTAACTATTTATGACGAATACATCGTTGATATGTTGGTTTATTATAGTGCTTATTATCTTATATCATTCCACAATTATAAGATAAGCAATAACGGAATTTTGAAGGCATCGCCCGAAAATCAGGAAACTATCGACAATTTGGATATAGAGAAAATTGCTAGCAAATATCTACAATTAGGTGCAAGCGTTGAATTAAGATTTAACCAAGAAAAGCACAAATATAATATTCCCGAATTGCAGTCAAAAAATTGTGGTGATGCTAATTCGGGCAGTTACCAAATGAATTGGTTTTTGTAACCAATCAAAGAAAAAAATGTTTAACCAAAAATGGCAAAATATGAAAAAATAGACTTTGGACAAGGTCAAGACACAAATACAGGTGATAATCTTTACCAAGCTTTTACGAAAGTTAACGATGCTTTTGATGGAATTGAAAGTGATATTGCAAATATAGATTTATCAGAATTTGCAAAGAATGAAGATTTACAGGAATTTGAGAATGAAACGAATCAAAAAATTGCTGATTTAGAAAGTAATATTGAAGATTCTTTGGTTTTAGAAAAAGCACCAAATCGTGGAATTTATTTAAAGAATAGAGATGAATCAAAATATACTCCTATTGGCACGGAATCAATAGATTTATCTATCAGCCCTAACCCCGATGGCTGGTTAAAGGGGGCAAAAACATACGCTGTGGCAATTGGCAAAGATACAGGTGCTGGAAATAATTCAGTGGCTATTGGAAATTTTGTATCTAACATAAATGGTCAACATGCTGTGGCAATTGGAAGTTCTATACAAAATTATAACAATAATTATTCTGTATCTATCGGGCATAGAGCATCAGCTGGTGAAAATTCAGTTGCTATCGGTGACCGAGCAACATCGGTTAACAAAGGTGTTGCAATTGGCGAAACAGCAAAGGCATTTGGTTTAAAATCTGTATCATTTGGTGACACACTTTCTAATGCTGCTTATTGTTTGGCAATAGGAAGATATAATAATAGAGGTGGTCAACAAACAGCATGGTCAAATGGTAGTGAAATTTTCATCGTTGGGAATGGCACAAGTGAATCAAATCGTTCTAATGCCTACCAATTAAATAATAACGGAACTTCAACACAATGGGGCATAGCATCATATGGTGCTGATTATTCTGCAAATTTCACTGCTAATAGTTTAGTAAGTAAAAAATATGTTGATGATAAAATTGCTAATATTGATGTAGATGTTGACTTAACCAATTATTATATAAAATCTGAAATTGATACTAAATTAAATACAGTTGGGCAAAAAACATTAAATGCAACTGCAATTGGTTTTCAATCACAAATAGTAAACGCATCTACAGCTTATGGAATGATGGCAAATGCTTTGGGATTAAATTCTGTTGCTGTTGGTACAAGTTCATACGCACGTGGAAATTTTTCATCAGCATTAGGTGCTGGTCTTCAAATTAATAATTATGGTGCAACTGCTATTGGTGTTTTTAATAAATTTAATTCAGCAATTCAAACTGATTTAGTAAATGGTAGTGAATTATTTGTTGTTGGAAATGGTCTAAATTCTTATACTCGTTCAAATGCCTATGAATTATTTAATAATGGTACATCTGTACAATATGGAATTGCTTCATATTCAACAGATTTTTCAACTAGTTTTACAGAAAATTCATTAGTTTCTAAAAAATATGTTGACGATAAAATTGCTAATATTGATGTAGATGTTGATTTATCTCAATACTATACAAAAGATGAAATTGATGGACATACACACTCATTGGTTGAGTTGATAAATCAAAAAGCATATACAACAAGTGTATATACAAAGGTTGAAATTGACGATAAATTAGTACATTATGTTGCTCCAGCCGATGTTTATTTTAAAACTCAAACTTATGCAAAAGCAGAGGTTTATAATAGAGATGAAATTGATGTAAAATTATCTGAAATAGGTCAAACAGATATAACACAAGCTGGTGTTTATCCAAACCAACAGACACGCATCGGTAGTGGTGCAATGACTACTAATCAATGGTCTAGTGCTTTTGGTTATAGTGCAAAAGCTAATAATCAATTATCAACTGCAATAGGTGGTGGTTCAGAATCAAATCGCAATGCCATTGCTATTGGTTGCATGGCTTATGCACCAAATGATTCAATTATAATAGGTAATGAAATTTCAACCTTTGTTGACACCATTACTGCAATTGGTGTTAAGTTAGTACCAAAGCATAAAGGTGAAATATTACTAGGTAGATTTAATAAGATAGCAGATAATCAAGTTAGCGTAATTGCACCAACAAATCATTTATTTACAATTGCAAACGGCACAAGTGTATCGGCTAGGTCAAATGCCTATGAATTATATCAAAATGGTACATCTTTACAATATGGCGTAGCTGGTTACGGTGGGGATTATTCAGCTAATTTTACCGATAATTCATTGATTACAAAAAAATATGTTGATGATAAAATCAATAATAATTTTTTAATTAACGAAGTAGCTACAGTAATGGATAAAGCTACATTAAATGCTAACTATAGCGATAAAAATGTTGGATTTGTGTTGTATTGTACACATGAAGATTTACAAACTAAATATGTAAAATTGAGTTTGACAGAATGGACAGCCGAACCATATTTTTTAGTGAATTAGAATATTAGATTATACAGATATTTAAACCCTTCATAAAGTAAAACACCTATGAAAAATAGAATAATAATCTGTTTAGTGTATGGTGGAATTTTGCCGTGTGGTGGTGTGTCACCATCGCCCCAAAACCAAAACCAAAAATCTATTAATATTTTTTTCATTCTTAAAGATAAAAAAAAGATAGCTTAA